CCGATACACCGTTTGGTACTACTACAGTTCCTGGAGTTGCTGCTCCGAGAGCCGTGGACATTGAGAGACCACTAACTCCTACTGTTATTCCAGAACTAATTGATGTTGAACCTACACTTGATGATATACTAAGACCACTTAACGCTACCGTTACTGATCCAGAGATACCCTGTGAGGCAAAAGCTGCCTCGGCGAAACTTGAGGCCGCAAAGGTCATTTACTTTGCGTCCTCTATAGCCTGTAATCTATCCATTTCTGCTTTTATATCTGCTTTAGAAATTGGAGTTGTATCTTCTAACCAATTAATTTCTGCATTATCAATATCAACACCACTTGATGCTTTAATATTAAATAAAGCGTTTGAATTTAAACTTAAAATAGCGTCATCTATATGTATAATCATGCTGAAATCTCCATAAGCACCATTGATGACTCATCACTTGATGAATTATTTACTCTTGCTGCTCCTGTACCATTTGCATAATTTGCAAATTGTGTTTTGTATGTAACTGCTGAGGTAGTGTTAGGTGAGTCTAAATAAAAGAAAGCTGAACTCCCAAAATCGTTTCTTGTACCTTCCTCTGTTTCTCCACCAATAGTTTGAAATTGGTCTAACTCTGTTGAATCTCTTAATAAATTTAATTTAACTCCAGTATTACCAGAAGCTTTAACAGATTTTTGTTCAACCATTACTAGAATTTTGCTAGAACTTGATGATGGAGTAATTGCTTGAGTTAATGATGTATCGGTAAATGTACTTGAAGAAGTAGCTGTGTATGTTCCATCTATTTTATTTATAACTTGTAAAACCTTACCAGGAGCAAAGCTTGTAGCACCCGTGCCACCATTACCTGTAGCAAGCGTGCCCGTAACGTTAGTCGCTAAATTTATTGATTGATTAAGTCCTAGTCTAGTTAGTGCCATTATTTACTCTCCAATGCTGCTACTTTAGCTTCCAAAGTTTCTATTTTTGTTATTGCTTCTTGTAAGGCACTTGTCAAAAGTGGAACTAATTTACTTTGGTCAAGTTGCTGTGGTGAAATTCTTGTTTGCTCATTACCATTATCATCAGTATAAGTTTCATTTGCATCTTTTTCTCCAGTAACAGCTTCTGGTACAGTGTTAGATACTTCATGTGCAATAAAACCATCTTGTGTCTTACTAGGATTATCTTTAAAATTAAATTTTCTAGGTTTAAGAGTTTTTATTCGGTCAATAGCATCTGTTAAATCAACAATATTTTCTTTAAGACGATAATCAGATGAAGTATTAAAACTTGTATTAGAGCCATCAGTTTGAATACTACCAACAGTAGTATCATTTTGTTTTGCAAAAACTATCATGTAATGAGTAGCAGAAGCATTGCCAACTTGTCTTAATTTCATAGTCCAAACACTTGCGTTATTTGTGCCTCCGCCTTTATTAATTTCTATTGTGCCTGTTCCATCTACTCTAAATCGTTCAGCATCAGAAGCACCACCATCTTTAAATCTTAAATCATGTGAGAAATTTGCCTCGCTATATCCTTCAGAATCGTTTGCAATTATTTTTGTATAAACAGTGCCCGCACTAGCTTTAAATTCTGCGTCATTACCAGCACTTAAATTATTATTTAAAATTGTGCCATCATAAGTAAGTGTGCTTTCGCCTTGCATGGCATTAGCACCTGTTACGGTTACAACAGTATTGTTAGTTGAGCCAGAAAGACTAGCTCCAAAATTAGTTGCAGTGCCAGAATTTGTTATTGTGCAACCCGAAGGTATCGTAATCGTATCACCAGATTCACCAATTTGTGTATTGGTCCCTGACGCTGGTGTAATCTTATCTACTTTTAGTTCACTTGTCATCTATACTCCTATTAATTTATGTGCACCAAGATAAGTTGATATTCCACTATCTCCTATAATTCTAGGGCTTCCGCTATTATCATTAATATTTACATATAGTTCTATGTAATCACTTGCTGATAAATCTAAAATAATAGAACCTTTAACTGAAATTCTTCTAGGAGGATTACTCCTAAAATCTGCCGCATGTTCTGATACATTAGAACCATTTTTGTAAATATATACATAAGAATAATCCATATTGCTATTTGCAAGTGAATGACAATCTACAGAATAAGTAAAAAAATATTTCCCTTGCTCTCCAGACGGAACTGTAAATCTATTTGATGAAAAAGCACTATCTGTATCAAAAACCTCAGTCCCTAAAGTTACTTTTGTTGCTGTATCATCTGATATGTCTTGATTTGATGAAGCATAGGCAAAAAAAGCAGGAGTGCTATCTCCACCAAAGCCAGTGGCTGTGCCACTGTTAGCGATAGTTGCACCAGAAGGTATGGAAATAGTTGTACCTGACTCACCAATCGTGATTGACGATCCAGACTGCTTGATGATTTCGTTTACTTTAATTTGTGATACCATTACTTTAACCTCATCCGTCTATCCTATATCCATAAAAGTAAGTTTGTATATTAGACGTGCTTCCTATAATTGATAAAGTTCCACTTGCTCCACCAATAGAATATATTGATGAATAAACTTCTAAATAATCTCCAGCTGCTAAATCTATAACAACATTAAATTGAGTTGTAAGTGTGTAAGTAGTTTCATTGTTTTTGTTAAATTGTGCGTAAACACTTTTATTAGCAGTGTTAAAAGCACCATTAACATAAAGATATACAATATGTTCTGATAAATCAGCACTTGCGTTTGGTTTACATAATGAGCCGATCATATACTTTCCAGCTTTACCGCTTGGAACTGTAAACCTTTCGTTACTTAAATCAAAAGCAGAATCACTATCATACAACTCTGTATCAAAAGTAACCTTTGTTGCTGTGTTATGACTTATATTTTGATTTGATGTTTTAATAGCAGAAAAAGCAGGTGTATTACTGGTGCCAAAGCCAGTAGCTGTTCCTGCATTAGCAATTGTTACGCCAGCAGGTACATTGATTGTGTCACCTGATACACCAAGGTTTATCGTAGCAGTATTTGTACTGCCAATCTGCATCGTATTAGATCCAGATGGTGTATCTATTGTAATTGTTTCTAGTTTACTCATACTATTACAAACGTTGCTCCTGAAGGTACAGTTAAGGTTGAACCAGATTGTACCGTAAATGGTCCAGCTACAAGTGCATTATCACTTGCTGCTAAAGTTAAATTCTGTGTTAGTGTCTGCACGTTTCGATATACTCCGTTTATTGTTGTAAGTTTTTCATACGAGATACTCGCATCTGCAGGTGTGCCTGCATCAAAACTATTCCCTAGCAAGATACCAAAGAAAGTATCGTTGGCTGCAGG